CATCGACCTGAAGAACCATTCCATCATATGCATTGAGGTTGGTAGCAATACCAACAATATCATCAAGATATTGAAGTCTTGTCTCTCCACCACCACCGATAGATCCAAGTTGATATTGAACTCTTTCTACAAATCTTTTATAGTGTTGCTGCAGTTGATCAAGTGTTACGAAATTTTGATTAAGTGGAGTGAGTGGGTCTGGATTTTTTGTACCTGGAGGATCTTCACCTAATGGAACATTAGTTTCTGCTAGTAACTTTTGTTCTTCTTGTAATATTTTACTAGTTTCTTTTATATCCTCAACAAGTTTATACAGACCCTTAATGTCTGATCTTACATGTTTAATATCTTCATCATAATACTTAACTTCTGGAAGACCTGAAATCTCACCCTTTAGTTCATTAAAATACTTAAGAAGTAATTCGTCAGTTTTTACACTACTATAATTAATCTCCTTAAGTTCTTTTTTAATATTTTGCTTAAGAGTATTATATTCACCAAGAACTTGCTTCTTTAACTTTTTGTCATCATCCTTAAACTCTTTATGATATTCCCATATCTTAAGAGAGGATGATCTAAGTTCTTTCCAAATTTTATCTTTCTCTTCATCTATTCTAACATTGACTTTTTCATCAAGAGTAGTAACTTTTACAGAACTCTCAAAATATTTCTTATCAATATCTTCAGATAATTCATTTAAATCAAAGTCAACCTTTGTCTGCAGTCCATCAATTGTATCATTAACCTTTATAAAATCATCATCAATTACACTAAAGGTTTTTCCAATCCAAGAAAAATCTGGAACTTCATTTACTTCATTTACCCACTTAGGAAACTTAGGAATCTGGGACTTTACAGCATCAATAGCCTCACAGATTGCTTCAATCTCTTTATCATAATATTTGACTTCTGGAAGGTTTGTTAATTCTGTTTGAAGAGTATCAATTCTATCTTCAATTAAAGTGACCTGTTCGTCATAGTACTTGACTTCAGGTAAATCTTGAATATTTTCTTTTACAAGATCTATCTCACCACAAATTGCTTCAATATCAGAATCATATGATTTGACTTCTGGTATTTCCGATCTTACTTGATCTACAATTTCACAAAGTTTTTCTAACTCTGCATCATAATATTTTACTTCTGGAATATCTGGTATATCTTTTCTTACGTCATTAATGAGACGTACAATTTCTGTTAGATCTGTTGCCTGCTCTACTTCTTCAACAGTTTCTACAACTTCTTCTTTTTCAATATACTCTTCAACAGAAGGGAGTTCCTCTGCATTCTCTTCTGTTATAAAATCTTCGACTGATGGTAGATCACTAATGATCTCATCATCAATAGAAGGCAATTCTTCTTTAGACATTCTATTAGTAACTTTTGTACTTTGGGATTTCTCTCCCAGATTTATTTATCTTCTTCCTTAAGTCCATCTTTTAACATTTTTGCTAGATCTGCAGTTGATCCAACAAATAATGCATTGTTTACAGTTGATGGTCCCTTTGCTTGTTTTTCTTCCTCAACATCTTTTAGTTTTTTCTGAAGATCCATCAATTTATCAGTGGCATCAGCCACGTTCTTAATTAATTGACCAGCAACTTCATATGCCCTAGGCATTTCACTCTCTTGTGCAAGTTCAAGAATACCATTAATTGCTTCTTGCCCCTTTTCAATTATAGAATATAAATTACCTCTTGTATAATCATAATCTTTTTTTACATCATCAACAGTATTTCTAATCTTCTCTACTTTTTTTTCTATAACTTCTGGATGAAGAAGATCATCATCAGTGTTAAAGGTTTCGTTTAGTCCGTCAAATTTTTTTGTCATAGATGCCATCAGATACCACCACTAAATCCAAAGTCATCTCCAACCTCAATCAAAGCATCATCTGCAGCATCAATCTTATGAATAGATGCCCCACCTAAATGAGTTGTAATAGTGCTTCCGTCCTGACCACGATTGACTGTAATTTTGTTCTCACTAATAGATTTGATGAACATCTCCTCTCCATCAATATCAATATAAGTTCCTTTAGTTAATGTAGAACCATTAGCGACCTCAAATGTCTTCGCAGATATAGTTATGTCTGCACTAAGAGTGGTTGCCGCATCTCCAGTGTAATTTTTGATTGCTCTTGGAGTTGAGGAGTACGAAACTTCTCTTGTTGTGTTTGAAGTATCCGTTCCAGTAAGATAACTGATAGTAGCCTTTTTGATGATGTCCTTGGTTGCAGTGGATGCTGGACCAAATAGATATGTTTTAGCAGTAAATCTAAATGTATAAAGAAGGACTCTTCTAGATGTAAAATCCCCCTCATAATCGTCTTGCATAGTAATATTTTCCAAGATGACTGGGATATCTCTTTTCTCTTTAATTGCTTCGACCAACTCTACTGATAAATTATATGCTGGTTGAAAATATGGTAAAATTTGTTCTACAATTTGAAGTGCATCATCATTTAACTTTGTCATAACAGACAGTTCAAACTGCATGTTATATGGAACTGGCATATATGATTTCTTAGTCTCAGTCCCATCATTTGGATCTTTTACAGTAAATGTCTGAGTTGTAGATACTTTTCTTGATGGATCGTAAGTTAATCCGGTAAACTCAAAAGACATCCTTGGCAGAGTAATTGCAAAGGGTTTATTGAGGTCTGGAGACTGCTCCATCCTAGCCAAAAACTTCTGGGTAGGTCCATATGCCAAAGGAACTTTTACAACGCTTACAACGTTATCTGAAGAGTCTTCATGCTTAATGCTAATATTGTTAAAGAGTGTGCCAAAAGATATAATGGTCCTCCTCAATATTTCGTTGTAAAAATATTCAAACATTTTAAAACCTACAATATCTTTATCTTAAGATATCTTTATTTAGGGCATCCCGAATGGGTTCTGCTCACTAAAGTCAATTATCTTGTCTGCTTCCGTTTCGATATTAATATTGTCTGCAAATCCATCATCAGCTGGTTGTGCATCAGCAATTCTAAGTGCATAAGATGCTTTGGAAGTTGCGCCAACTATATTTTCTCCAACAGAAAATTCTCCAGTAACAGTTCCCACTTCAAGAACATTTGTTGTAGAATTCCATGTACGAACTCTTCCTGTGGTTCCACTTGAAGATCCTTTCACTATTTCATTGAATGCAAATGTTCCAGATCCAGTACTCTCAGAACTTCCAACAACAATGGTTGGTGCTACAGAATATCCAAGACCAGCATTTGTAATATAGATGTTAGTTATAGTTCCAGCAGCACTAACTATGGCAGTTGCAGCAGCAGAAACTGTAGCGACTCCCGTTAAAAATACTTCATTTGTAAAATTAATTGCTGGATTATATACATATCCAGAACCACCTGCTGTTACTGTTACAATACCTACAACACCATCTCCAATTGTGGTTGTAGCAGCTGCTCCAACTCCATCCCCTCCACCAGAAAATCTTACTCCAGGTGCTACAGTATATCCTGCACCAGAATTGGCAATATTAACTGCCTGAACTGATTGCAATCTTGGATTTGCATTGAGGTTACATACATTAATACCACCAATCATGGTGGCGATACCAACTGCTGTTGTACCACCCGCTGGAGCGGACGTGACGCCCACTGTAGGGACGCTACTATACCCACCACCCCTACTAGATATAGTGAATAATCTAACACCACCATCAAAGATAGCAGCAGTTGCTACAGCAGTTACTCCGGCACCAACTAAAGTGAGTGTTTGCGTAGGACCTTGAATGGTATTAATACCATCATCGGTTTGTCCATCATAATTTTCACCAATTAAATTATTATCAACTTCTTCAATTCCAGTTGCAATAACTTCATCCTCCAACTGAAAGAGTTCGCAATATAATTCATAGACATAAAGATCTTGTAGTTGATAGTATGGTTTTGCATACTCAACATCTTTAATTTCATAAATTCTATCATCAAGTGGAAACCAAATAAGATCTCCAGACTTGGGTCTTGTTGATAATTTTATATTTGTCTGATCTTGAATTAATGGAGTTATATAATTCTCAAATCGTTCTCTTGAAATTATAAGTCTTACTTCATCTTTAGATTCGATACCAAATTTTGATAGTAAATTTCCTGCTCCAGAATACTGATCGTAATTATCGATATATGCTTCAAGAGGAAGTGCTATATCAAACTTCGACTGAACCACCTCTCTAATAACAGAATTTTCTGATAAGTATTTTCTGGGTAGATAAAAAATATCCACTCCATAAGTTCTTAACTGCTCATTTATTAAATCCTGAACAAGATTTTGCTCAGATGATGTTCCTTGAGTAAAAAATGGATTTAATACCATAACGTCAACCTATCATATCGAGAGGTGGAAGTTCATATGTATTGGACATCTGCTCCCTGATTATTTGCAAATCTTTTTCAGCATCATCATATATTTGTCTTCCATTTAATTCAATTCCACCTGGAAGTTTAACTCCTTGGAATTTAATTAAGTTCTGACCCCATTGTCTTTTAATGAGAGCAGTCAAGTATTTTTTTAAAAATGAATCATTATAAACTCGTGTAAAATCATTTGGATCTAAAAGTCTCCAACAATCTAGAACAATATGCTCACCTAATTGCACAGTTCCCCAATCAACATCCAAATACAGTCTGTCCTGTCTTTGATTAAATCTCACTTGCTTTTCAGTATTTAATAAAAAATCAATATCGGAAAGATATGTTTTTGTCATTGCATATGATAACATCTCCATAGAATTGAAGAAGTATAAATCATTTAAGAATAGTTGATACTTTAGACTAAACATTCCTCCCGATATGGTGCTATTATCAAATCTAAAAATTTTATTAATTCCTATTACTGAGGGTGGAACTTGAATAAAGTTGCTAGTTTCTTCCCAAGAAAAAGTTGCTGCAATTCCAACAGTAGAAGTTGCTGTAGTAGTTACAATTCCTATCGGATTATTTCCTCCTCTCCCACGACCCCTATCAATATCTTCTTGAGTTATCTTATATTTTAAATATGTTTGAACTACTCCATCAAAATGTCTTTCATGAAAATACTGAAGAGCATCGTCCACAAGATCATCTACTTGCTCATCGGCAACGTTAATTTCAAGGACAGGAGCCCCTAATTGCCTTTTGCAATAATTAATTAATTCTGATCTACTTGCTGGTTGTGCCATGTATTCACAAGTTTCCTAACTGTATTTATGGTGCTGATGAAACGGGATTGTAGACATAAACATTCCCATTGGCAAGACTATACACAGTGGACCCAGAACTAACTAAGACATCATACATATACCTACCTTCGTTTAAATTCCTAGTATCAGTTCTTCCTAATGATATTAATATTTTACCATCAAATGCACTAGTAAGTCCCACAGTAAATGAAGTAGTTATTCCAAGTGTTGCACCAACGGCAACACTTTTTGATATTGCTGCTGATCCAGTGTAACCAGTTAAATTAAAAGCAGAATTTGATGTATCTAAAACATTCAAGTTTGTTGAAAAATCTGACCCACCATAAATGGTCAAATTTAATCCGTAAGGAACTCCTGAATCAGGATCAAAAGTAATGTTTTTAGTTGCCATCTACTATTCCTATTAGTTTCATTGTTTCTTGTTGCTTATAATATAATTTGCAAAAAGATTTTGCAATATTTTTTAATTCTTCACGATCATCACAACTATCTATCTCTGATGCCAATTTAGCATATGCAAATTGCTTTGATAGGTTGCGTAGTTCGATAGTGTCAGGATCCATGTATTAACTCCTTTAATAGAGATTTAATTTCGTTTAATTCACTCTTCATATTAGCAAAATCATCTTCAATGTTTTGTATCTTATCATTCTTTTCAGATTTGACTTCACGTCTCGCAAGATACTGTTTATATTCTAAAGTGTTGACATTAACTACCGCATTGGTTTCAGGATCTCTTGCGAGATCCTTATGTCCTTCCAAATCGTAAAAATCCATATTATGCTAAAGCAATTACTCTAAGATCTTTAACCCTAGGAACGAAGCACTGATTCTTAGATATCAGTGAAAATTTAACCCTATAAGTCTTGAATGCAGGAAGTTGATCAACTGTAAATGTATACTCTCTATAATCAATATCTTCACTATTAAATGCTTTTGTATTTGATTTAATAATGAATGAATCAGATTCTCCATTATTATTTTCTTTAGCAATTACTTGTCCTCTAGAATTCAAGTTTGAATATCCTGGGAAAGGTGTAAAGATTGGATCAAGTCCTGGTTCACCATTTACTGCAAAGAACGCTCTTAGATCGGCATCTTCACCAACATGAGCAGCAACTATAATTTTAATTGAAGAAGCAGAATTTTCAAGAACGATTTCCTTAGAAACATACTGACATCCTGTAGGATCTTCTTCAATAGTATCTACTCTAGAATCTGTAGCAAAGTTTGTAATAACATCATTAACTCTGTTTGAAGTAACAATGGCATTAACTCTTTGGGCATCAATAACGGGACTTATGCGACTATCAGTCGTATTCAATGCAAGACTCATTTGCATTGACTTACCACCAACAATATTTGTCAACTTCAAGTCTTCATTGACTTTAGATGCAATCATTCTTGGAGTATCAAAATAATTTTTTTGATTTATTGTGATATCTTCAAATCCTGCATCAATATATGGAATTTCATTTCCACTAAAGCTCTTACTTGTAGTTGTTCTCACCTGAGCATTAATATTTGTTCCCGAAACAGTAAGATTTTGAACTTGTGGTGTAATAATTTCAAATGGCATGTTCTGAGTTGCTCTTACATCTCTTCCACCAGTAGATTTCGTCTGTCCAATATAAAGTTTTGGATGACCAATGTCAGTGCTTCTATCAGTTCCTGTAGTGGCACTCATATCAACTTTAACTTTATATGAGTCAAAAGTAAATGGGTTTAATTGAGTTACATTATTTAAATTATGTGTAGTATTAATCCTATTCAGGTTAACACCAGAGTTTTCATATTTAAACACCTGAGTCCCAACTGGATAAGTTCTTGGTTCAGATCCTCTAACAATATTTCCACCAATTGTATTTCCAGAAACATTCGTATATTGAATAATTTCTTCTCCAATTAACAAATGTCCAACATTAGTTGTTCCAACACCAACACCTTCGAAAGATGAGAATGTTGTTGCACCACCAACTGCGATTCCACCAGTAGATCCTGAGGCAAATTCCGCAGTTAGTTTAGTTGGTCTGACATCTGGAAGCACTCCAGATATTTTAACCATATTATCTGCAAAATACATTCCATGATTCTGATGGTTGACTGTAAAGTGCTCTCCATCATTATCAATATTAATTGCAGATATTTGAACATTACCACCAGTTCCAAGTCCAGCACTGCCGGAAGAATTAAGTTCTGTGGTAATTCCTGAACTGTTAACATACATCAATGTTTTTGCTGCACCAACAACAAACTCACCTTGAACATTATTGAATACAAGTTCGTTAGTGATCCCAATTCCTGCAATTGTCAGTCTTGCATTTGTACCAACCGACGCTGCTCCGATAGTATCAATACCAACAACGTCACCGACCTGATACCCAGATCCACCATTATTTGTAATTGTTGCTCCACTAGCAACAATACTTCCATTCACAATACTAATGTCCGCTGTTGCACCTCTACCATTACCAGTAAGAGTAATAAGATTGACTCCAGTAAAAGTATGGCTTCCATCTGCAGGAGTGTATCCTAAACCAGCATTACTAATACTAAGATTACCTACAGCAGATGCTGCTACTCCTACCAAATCTCCAGTTGCATTTGTTCCTTGTTGAGAGAAAGTATTTCCAATTTCATAAGAATCTGCTACTGTAGTTCCAAGACCAACTCTAATTTGTCTAGAGTTCATTATAATTGAATCTGGAAGAAGTTTTGGAATTTGATTATTCCCTCTTGTAAGTTCTGGACTATAGAATTCTACAGATCCATTCTCAAGGAAATCTGCTCTATAGAGAGTAAACTTCAAATCTTCCCATTGACTTGGTTCCCATGTAGAAGCATTCTGCGATTTAAAGAGTGATCCAAGATACGGTTGGTTTGAAATAAATGTATCAGTCAAAAGATCATTCTCACCAATTCTTGAGATATAAACACTATACTTGGTTGAGTTGGATGCTAAACAAATTGCATATTCAGTTCCACCTTCACAGTAGACAGGTGCTTTGAACTGAACATTTGTTGCAATAGACCCGTCAGCAGAAGTTTGAATATCGTCTGGATCAAGAACAATTTCAGAGAATGGAAGAACTTTAGGTGAAGGAGATCCATTTACCATTGTTCTTAATTGGAAGACAACAGGAATATCCATGTCATCTTTCGTTCTAAAGAACACATCACAACTAGTAAGGAAACAACCCGTATTGTCCTGAACTAAGAATGATTGTGCAAGCGGATCATACCAAGTAATAATAGTCTGAGTTCTTGTTTGTGAAGAAACTACTGTACTCTCAACAACTTCTGTTCCAAGATCTCTATTAACATTTCTACTTTGGAATTCATTTTTAAGTTCAACTCTTGCATTTCTAACCGAGATGATATTTTCTTGAACTGTTTCTAAAGTTCCTGTAGAAGCAAATCCTTCCTCTGCAATAGTAACTGCTGCATCTTGATTATTATCAATATCATCAGTTAAAGTAAAGGTTTT